AACTACAGAAAAAGGTAAGGCTGCTCAACAGACAGCATTAAATAAAATACTTGAGTTCTTTTCTCCAAAGAATAAACTTTCTTTGCAAAAAATGTTCGATTTGCAAAAAGTTATCATTCTGGCGAAATTAAAACTTATAAATATATTAGACCGTTTTAATAAAATTAAGACATTTCTTAAGCATACAAAGAACGGTTATCAAACCACAGGGTCAGAAGGCTTCGTAGCTATAGACACACTTGGTGGTGAAGCGGTTAAGATTGTTGATCGTATGGAATTTTCATACGCCAACTTTAGCCCCGAAATTTTGAAAGGCTGGCAAACGCCACGTCGCTCATAATATATTAGATGGGAAAAACCAGAGGAAGTTATGGCAGATCTACTGCGTTTCAAAGATATACTCGAAATGGATGGTCAAGAGAATCCATTAGACCGTCCTAAACTCTCATTCGATGATTTACATGTTACTCAATATCGTCCAGGCGAAGATGAGCTCACTAATTATCGTGCGTATCGACGTAAAAGAGTTCAAGGAGCAGGAAGCGGTGAAGGTGGACCCATCGGTGAATCAACCGATGTTGAAGAAGCACTTACTGTTCAACAACGTCTTGCGCGTAAGCGTATGTTTAAAAGAATCCAACCTAGAATTCGTCTCGGCCGAGAAAAAGCAAAGAGAAGAATTGCATCAAAAGAAAAACTTATGAAACGAGCTCGTAAGCAAGTTCGTATGCAGTTCTTTAAAAAATTTACAAAAGATATTCCTAAAGATGAGTTAACTTATGCTCGTCGCGCTGAAATTGAAAAACGCCTCGATAAGCCAGCTATTAAAAGAAGAATAGATATGCTGACAAAGAGAATGTTTCCAAAAACTCGCAAAGCTGAGTTAGAAAAGAAAAGAGGCGGACTAGCTAAAAAATGATTAACTCATTTAAAAGTTTCTTAGTTGAAGAAGAAAAAACGGTTTATTTTACTTTTGGTAGAATGAATCCCCCTACCATTGGCCATGAAAAGCTTTTAAATATACTTGCTTCAAAAGCAGGTAAAAATCCTTATCGTGTTTTTGTTTCTCAGTCACAAGATAAAAAGAAAAATCCCTTATCATATAAAGATAAAGTAAAAGTTATTCGTAAGATGTTTCCTAAGTATGCACGAAATATCATGATGAATAATAAAGTTAAAACAGCGATCGATGCAGCAGTTCAACTTTATAACGAAGGTTATGTAAACCTTGTTATGGTCGTAGGTTCCGATCGAATTAGAGAATTCGATGTTCTTTTAAATCGTTATAACGGTGAGAAAGCTCGTCACGGATTTTATAATTTTAATAAAATTAATGTTATTTCAGCTGGTGAAAGAGATCCAGATGCAGAAGGTGTTGAAGGTATGTCTGCATCTAAAATGAGATCCGCAGCTTCATCAGGTAACTTTACACAATTCAGTCAAGGCATTCCACGTAATGTATCAAATGCTGATACTAAAGCAATTTATAATATGGTACGTACTGGAATGGGTTTGAAAGAAGCAAGAGAAACTACACAACATGTTCAGCTAAAACCAGTATCAGAAATCAGAGAATCTTATGTTAACGGTGAACTTTTTAAAGAAGGTGATACTGTTGTTATGAAAGAAACTGGCGAACTTGCTAGAGTAAAAACACTTGGCTCAAACTATGTAATTGTTGAAGGTTCCGGTAACACATATCGCAAATGGTTAGATGCCGTTGAAAAAGTTGATACAAAAAAAGCTGAGTATTCGGTTGCTAACTTTTCAATGCAAAAAGAGTCATTAAATGAAAACACATACACGACAGCAGATTTTTCTACTGATCGTTTTGATGAACCAGTAATTACTCTTGATGATATTGAAGAAGCAAGACAAGATTCAGATATCAAAGATCGTAAAGGATCTCAACCTGCAAACTATCATAAAGGTTTAGCAAAGACTACTAAAATTAAAAGAGATGCTCAGTTTAAACGCCAAGCAAAAATGCGGGACGACGATCCAGCTGCTTACAAGCCAGCGCCTGGTGATAAAACTGCTAAGACAAAGCCGAGTAAACATACACGAAAATTTAAGGATATGTTTGGAAATGATTAAATTTAATCAATATTTAGGTGAAGACGCTAGCACGGCTTTAAAGAAAAAGGCTGAAAAAACAGGCATGCCATTAAGTGTATTAAGAAAAGTTTATAATCGTGGCGTTGCTGCATGGAAAACTGGTCATCGTCCAGGAACAACACCTTCTCAATGGGGACTTGCAAGAGTCAATTCATTTGTAACCAAGTCTTCAGGTACTTGGGGTAAAGCCGACAAAGATCTGGCAGCTAAAGTAAGGAGCAAATAATGCCATTAAGTGTTAAAGACGGAATGGGAGCGTGGATTAAGGATTTTCAAGATTCGAATGCTCCTCAGTTCAAGGGAAAGTCAGATAAAGAACGTCGCGAAATGGCGATGGCCGCTTATCTATCTGCCAAGCGTGGTGATAAGAAAGAATCTGTAGATGAAGCTAAGCGCACGGTTACGATTGATACACCCGATCGTTTGACTTCAATGAGAGTATCAAAAGATAAACCACCATTTACTCCAGATCCACCAAAATCTCAAAAAAACAGCGATGGAAGTAAGACGTCGCCAATGTCAAGAGCAAAGCAACTTGCTAAGATGGCTCGCGATCGTAACATGAAGAAAGAGTCTGCTGAACTCGAAGAGATGTATGCTTCTACTGTTGACAAGCATAAAGATGGATATCGTCCAAAGGTCGTAAAAGACGCAAGCAAAGTATCATATCTTGGTCAACACGTTTATAAAAGCAAAGAGCATGCTCGTAACGCTGCTGATCATATTGCAAAAGGTATGCGTAAAGGTAGAGCATCTGATAGCTATATTCAGGACTTTGCAAGAAGACACCATAAAGAACATGGGATGAAAGAAGCTGTTGAACTTGAAGAGATGAAAGCAAATGCTGCATACACAAAAGCCGCAAAGGATATTAAAGCCTATGCTGCCAAGAGTGGTGGTATTGATAAGAAAGACATGATGAACTTTGCTGCTGACCTTGATCTGATGGGTCGCGCACCAAACATTCTTCAGGCTGGTCGAATCCTTGATCGTATTAATAAGCGATTTAAAGGTTATGATACTGATGTCCGTGATCGTCTTTCAATGTATTTGAAAAAACATGGATTGATGGAATCTGTTAATGAGGCATTCTATGGTACACAGGCTCAACGCATGATGTCACCTCTGCAAAAGATTCGTCAGGACAAAGAAAAGGCTGATCGTGATCGTGACGGAAAGCTAAAATCAACTGCTCTTCCAATGAGAAAGAAAAAGGAAGAAGTTGAAGAAGCTGGTTCACCAGAGCGCTATAAAATGATTAAGAAAGCTGGTGACAAGTATAATAAAGAAAAGAAGAAAGCTGAACGCGATGCAATGAAGGCAATGTCAAAAGACAAAGACATGATGGGCGAAAACAATTCTGCTCCACAAACTGCTGCTCATCGTAGAGCTATGCTTCCAAAGAAAGTCAAGTTGAAAGGATTTGGTCCAGATGCCGCTAAAGGTAACATGGGTAATCCTGCTGCTCGGGCCGCATTAAAACCAAAGAATGAAGAAACTGTATCTGAATTAAAGAAAAGTACATTGGGTTCTTATGTCAATAAGGCTTCGAAGGATGCTGCATCAAAAGCTTATGGTGCTGCTTCAGCTGCTAAGGATAATAATCCTGAAAAAGGTGGTAAGGATTTCTCTAAGTCTATGAAACGTTTACGTGGTATTAACACTGCAACTAAGAAGCTTGCAAAAGAAGATACTAATGAAGCAGTGACCTATCATGGAAATCCTAATAAGGATGATGATGCTCGAAATGCTGCAAGAAGAAAAAGATTGGCAAAGGATAAGCGCAATAGTTATAATGAAGCAAAGTCATTTGATCAAAAGTTTAGAGATCATCTGAAGTTTTCTATGTCAAAGTCTCCTGCGGTTCAAGCTTATATGAAGAAGCGTAGAGATGATCGCGATGCGCGTCATGCTAAACAAGATCCGGCTGCTGTTAAAAAGAATTATGGACCGGCCGTTATTCCTCCTGGTACAGCTTATAATAAAGCACGTAAGAAAGGAATGAATCCTTCAGCAGCTGCTGATGCTGTAAGCGGAGCATTTAAAAATAAAGCTAAAAGAGATGGAAAGCTTCCAAAATGAAAAAGCTAAAAGAACTCAGAAGAAAGAGTAAATGCGAAGCTGTTGATGCAACTGACACCGGTGGTGCAGAAGAAGTATCAATGGCTAATAGCCAAATTAAAGCAATGAGACATTATCTTGACGGTATTGAAAAGAGAGTGCAAGCCGAAGGTGACATGGAAGAATGGTTCCAAAATAAATTGACAAAGGCTAATGATTATTTAAAGACTCTTTATGGATACGGCAAGGGTAAAACAAATGAATCAGTCAAGGTTGAAGAAGCTGCGCAGTTTAAAGTAGATATTGAAGGGTTGCCTCCAACTTTTATGCAAGGCCGTTCATCTGCTGAGATCCTTGCTAAGCTTCGTAAAATTGTTAAGCAGCCTTCTATGATCAAAGATGTTGAAAGACATACTGACATGGAAGTTAAGAGAGCTTATCGTAAAAGAGCTCAAGGTCGCGACGTAGATGAGGCATCAGTTGTTCCTAGTGCTGATGGAAAATCGCTTGTACCAATGAAAAAACGTCCAGAGCCTAAAGATAAGCCAGTACCTAATAGTCAGTTTGGATTACCACGGCTGAAAAAAACGAATGAAAAAGTTTAGAGATCTAAGAAATGAATCAATGGTGCCGCAATGGTTGCATAAAGCAATCATGGCACCAAAGATGAAGAAGCTAGTTCGCGGATACTTGAACTGGAGAAAAAAGAATCCAGGCCAAGGAGCTAAAGGTGTATACCAAGCGATTAAGCTAATGGGTCTAGCACCTAAAGATGGTAATCAATTGATTGACACATTAAATGATCTCGTAAAACAAGGTAAGTTGCCAAAGCATCTTGCGATTGCTGAAGAAGCTAAGTACGATTACGGTACTCCGGAATCTGTTAAGCACATGAAAAAAGCAACTCCTGGTCAGAATGAAGGCACTGCTCAAATAAGAATGAATCGTGCTTTAAAGAAGCATGGTGTTGGTAAAAACGATGAGTTTTATAAGAGTAAAATGGATTCAGAAACTCGTAAGAAATACGAACCAAAAAAAGTTGAGCGTAAGCCAGTTTCTGTAGAACCACCAAAACATAAGCCATTTCAGTGGATTCGGACAAAATGATTAAGTTCAAACAATTTTTAGAAGGTTCTGAGTCTTGGGAAGCTGGTTATAAAAGACGTGTAGTAAAAACTACAAAACCTGAGCACAAGGCAAAGGGTCATAATTGGAGAATTAAGGGCAAAGATCGTCCTGAGATTTCAATTAAACTTTATAAAGAGAAGCCTTCACAGGCTGAATTCAATAAACAAATGAAAAGGGTAGCTGGCCATGAGTTCGGTGGTTAAGTTTAAACAGTTTTTAGAAAAAAAGGATCCTCGACTTGCAAAAGCAGGTGTAGAGGGTTTTAATAAAGCAAAACGCACTCCAAGCCATCCTACAAAAAGCCATATTGTAGTTGCTAAACAGGGTGATAAAGTTAAAACTATTCGTTTTGGCCAACAAGGAGCTAAGACTGCAGGTGATCCTAAAAAGGGTGAATCAGATAGAATGAAAAAGAAACGTGCATCATTTAAAGCACGCCATAGTAAAAATATCGCTAAAGGTAAAATGTCAGCTGCCTATTGGGCAAATAAGGAAAAATGGTAATGGCTGAGAACACGTCAACACGACTAGATAGAATCGAGAATAAACTCGACCAGCTCACAGAAGCTATGGTTGCGATGGCTCGTGCAGAAGAAAAAATTGCTTCATTACAGGTTGATCAAAACAATCTGTTTGAACGTATGAACCGTCATTCTGAAAAATTAGATCAAATTCAGAAGACAGTAGATGATAACCATAGGACAATTTGTATTATCAATAGAGTCTTTTGGATAACTTTGGTGGCCGTAATCGGGTCTTTAGTAGCACAATTTGGAGTATAACACATGGATAAAACAATTGAAGCGTTGACCCGCGCTTACCAAGAGGTCAAAGAAAAGAAGTTGGATCCAGTCGGACAGGCTGATGCTGACATCGATAACGATGGTGATGTTGACAAGACTGATAAGTATCTACATAATCGTCGGAAAACAATTAAAAAGGCAATTAAAAAATCAGGTGAGGATGATCCAAAAGGTGAAAGTGGCGAAACAGCTGTTATGAATCCAAAGTCTGAAAATAAATCAACTACTGAAAACGTTAAATCGGCTGATAAAAAACCAGAAGTTTATGTTGCTCCTGATGGTAAAAAACATACTCGTATGGTCCCGGTCGATAGAGAAATTGTTAAAAAGGAGTCTACTGATATGTCAATCAGAGAAAAGCTCGTTGCAGTCCTAGAAAAGAAAGGACATGGAAATACTGAAAACAAACAACCACACGATGATCAGGATTCACCTGGTGCTAAAAAAATGCGTGATGATCATAAAGATACTGGAGAATACTTAGATCTTGAAAAGAAAAGTCATGATGATGCGTCAGCCGCAGGCCGTGTAACAAAAACATCTCCAGCAAACCCGACTGATAAATCAGCATCTGGTGATAAGAATGTTATTAACCCAGTTAAAGATACTACAAAAGTTGGTAAAGGCTCTTCTGAAGTTAAAGAATCATTTTCCACGGATGATATGAGAAAGGGACCCTTCACGCACGAGGTTGATCACGCCGGAGATTCAATGGCGGTTACTAGATTTGCAAAGGCAGCGCGCGCAGCCGGCATTAAGGCTGCTCCAGGTAAGCTTAAAGGTCCTAGTGGTCATCCAACAGTACGCCTTGGTCATTCTGACGAAAATCATGTCCATAACTTCTTGAAGAAGCACTATGATAGCAGTCATAGTATGGATGACACAAAAGCTTCAAGAGTAAAAGAACAAACAAATGAGCATAAAATGGAAGAAAATAAAAGCTTTTCATTAATGGTAAAATCAATTGATAATGCATATCAGTCAATGTATGAGAACTATACTCATCAAGTAGACCATTATGGAACACATGCTGATCTTAAAGACTTTGTTAAAAAAGCAAAGGACTCAGGTATTAAAGCAAAAATACACGCTGCGCATGGTCCTGGTGGAATGGCTCCAGTAGTACATCTTGGTCATTCTGACGAAAATCATGTCCATAACTTCTTGAAGAAGCACTATGATAGTAGTCATACTATGGACGATACTAAAATTGCTAGGCTAGGTAAATAAGATATGAAGAATGCAAAAGCTACTGTAAAAGGTTGGGTTAACCCTAAGACTGGTGAGCTATTAAAAGCTCAGAAAATGACTCAGGAAAAAGCTGATGAACTGAATGGTGTAAAACCAGAACCAGCTCCAGCACTTAAGCCAAAGAGAACACGTAAGCCTAAGGCTGAACCTGTGGTCGAAGCTGCTCCAGCAGTAGAAGTTGAAGAAGTAGAACCTGAACCAGAACCAGTTCCAACTACTAGATCATTTTTAAATAGGTTTACTAATTAAAAGAATATATACCCTTATACAATTAAGGGTATTCAATGTTAATATTTGAAGAGTTAACTGAAGAGAATTTATTTCTCTATGCAGCAAAACATTATGATAATCCAACATTTAAAGATGTTGATGAATTTCATGAAGATTTAAAAAGATTTAAATATATTAAAAGACTAGTCAATAGATATTTAGATCAAAACGATTTAGCTGAAAGACTCATATTAAATCATTTAGTAGTGGTCTTCAACGTTTTTGGCGTTGAGGCCACTTTAAATATATTGGGGCTTAAGTTAGATCAAAGGCACTGGCCTGTAATCAAACCATTTCTTATTTTTTTAAAGTACATAAAAAACGACCAATTGACAGAAATTGAAATGGACAAATTAGTGGTAGAAAGACTAAGAGAAATATAATGGGAATTGTAAAAAGAGCAGCTGATTTAGCGTTTACATTTAGATTTGTTCGTATGCTAGTCTTAGATTGGAAAGATTGGGATGCCTATAAGCTAGGACTTATTGATGAAAACGGTAAACGAATTAAGGCTGTAAAATTAGATAACGATGAAAAGAAATCTGCGTATACTCCCTTTATTCGTCTTGCTGCTAATGTTAAGCGGTTGCTCACCAAGATTCCAGGTGGAGGAACAAAACTGGGAAGTTTCGCTGCAGCTTTATTTTTAATCAAAGAAAAATATGAATTATCAGATTCAACATTAGATAAAATTATTGAAAAATTAGATATTGATCCAGTTGATATTATGCTAGAGCAAAGTAGCTGGTTTGTTTTAAAAGACCAATCAATTGCACCTGGTGTTTATAGATTGTATGAAGATAAAGTCCTTAATGGAACAGTTGATGATATCGTAATTGCTAAAGATCAAATACGAATTCATGAAGAATGTTATCCAGTTGGAAATGTCTTTGGTATAGATATATACGAGGCAGAACATGTTCGTACTCGTCAGAAAGTATACGTAAGTGTTAACGAGATTTACAAATGAACGAAAAATCACAGGGCCTATGGGCTAACATCCACGCAAAAAGACGTCGCGGTGAGAAGATGAGAAAGAAAGGTGAAAAGGGTGCACCGACACCTGACGCCATTCGTTCAGCACAAAATGAAGAAGCTCCTGCAGTATCTACAGCTTCTATTCCTAACCCAGCGCAAACAGCAATGGGTCCCCGCCTCAAGACTACAAATGTTACTGATCGCCGTCGTAAAAAAGATCAGGTTCCAACACTATTGAAAAGATTTAGAAAGTACGTCGAAGAAAAACAATGATTAAAATTTACTTAATGCTAATAGTATTGGCCGTTTTAGGCTCTGTAGGTTATGGAGCCGTCTGGTATTATAATGACACCCAACAACGTATTGCTACCCTCCGAGAAAATAATGCTAAGTTAGAAATTGCTGTCGAAACTGCCGAACAAAGCATGAATACCATGCGAGATGAAATGGCACGTAACCAAGAATTAATGAATGAGCTTTCTGTTAAATTACAGAAGGCTGAACAATATGGTGATGATCTAAGAAATAAATTAAGACAATTAGATTTAGTACAAGACGCATTGAAAGATGCAATGGAATTACAAGGTAGAATGAATGGTGCAACAGCAAATTTATGGCGTGATATCACTGCCGATACTGGTGGTACTCCTGATCCTAACCTCCCTGACTGGTTGCAGTCTAGTAAGCAAGCCGGAACCGGAGATCAAAGTAGTAACCAAGATCGAGAAGACAACAGTACCGACGGTATCGAGACCGAAGCCAGTACAACTAACTGACGTCAAAGTTTACGTTGTCAATAAAGATAATCTAGAAGACTTTATTCAAGAATTTTCTGAAATTCATGGTGAAGTAGCATTCGTTGCTTTATCAATGCGTGACTATGAAAACTTAGCACTTAATATTAGTGAACTAAGAAGATATATAAACCAACAAACTGAAATCATAGTATAC